ACTTCCCAATCCCACTTACAATCAACACAAAAGCATTTTAGAAGAACAAACTTCTTCATTTATGCCTGTCCCCACTCCTCAAACTCAGCAGAGTGCTTTACAAGCTCATATATGATTTCTTCTGTCATTTTTAGGTTAGCAGGGGTTATTTTGTGTTCTGTGGGGGATAATGTGGAGGCTACAAAGCCTAAAAGCTGATTATTTAGGTAAGAAAGCTCTTGTAAGGCAGTTACCTTATTATCTAGCTGTTTTATTGAGTTTTCTTGCTCAGTTAGACATTCTAGTAGTATTTTTAGTAAGTAGTCTTCTATATTTTTCATCGAATCGCCCTTTCATTACTACAATATAAGACTATTTACTTTAGTGATACAACCTTTTCTTTTATACGAAGAGCTTTATTTACATCTTCCATAAACTTTTTGTCTAATTTTTCCCTATTTTTAATGTCTGATATGCCTACACCAGCTATAAATGGTCTGGCAACAGTTGTTGGTACTGTTCCATCATTATGATATTTGCCATATTTCTCCATTGACAAGACATTTCCCTCTGCTTTTATGCTATTATACAGTTTTCCACTTGCTTTTAGCGGAGGGTCTGATGGATAGCCCTCTGAACGTCTCCAATTCTTTGTTGATGTCTTTAATGGGGCAAGTTTTCCACTATCAATGACTTCTTTTGATATTTTCTCAGAATTTTTGGCAAATTCTTCTACATAGTCATCAATAATGTCTTTTGTTTTGTCGCCAAGCTTACCAAAGTCAAAATTAATTGATACTTCTATTTCCATTATTCAGGAGCTGGTTCGTTTTGTGGTTGATTGCCGTTTACAGCCTCATTTTCCTCTATAATAGCTTGTGCTTGGTCTAAACTGAGGTCTTTGTTGTCTCTGACCATTATTTTTGCCCTAGTAGTCAAGTTATTCTGTATATCGAAGGTATCTTTCATTATCTGGTCTGCAACTGTCTTTGGATACTCTATTTCTTGGAAATCAACGCCAAATTCTTCTGGTAAAGCAACTCCATTGTAATCAGCAATGACTCTTTCAACATTATACAAATCTTGTTCATACAATCTCCATAGAGCGATGTCATCGTAGTAATCTTCCTTTCTTTCCATATCTTTTATCATTAATGAGATACCACTAGGCACTTCTCCACCAGATTCTGCCCATTGAATCCATAAATGGTTGTTTGATGCTACGAGTTCTATCTGAAACTTTATATTGTCTATTGCTTCCTGTATATTTCCACTAGGACTTGTAATATTGTATGCTCCATCTTCTCCCATATCGAGAATGGTGTTAGAACCTGCTCTAAGCATACTTTGGTCTGCTCTAAGACCTGTAACCCACGGCTGACCAAACATATTGAACCTCATACCAAGATTCATCTCAGTTAATGCTATATTTACTTGTTCATTGCAGTTTACAACATCACTAGCACCTTCAACAAAGAATGAATCTAGTTGGTCTTCTCTATGAGTGAATACAAATGGCATTATTCCGTATGGATTCTCAAATTCTTCCATTATCTGCCCTTCCTCATCCATCATACCATATTTTTCACTATCCCAGTATTCCCACTGTAGATTAGTGGCATCAGATAGGTCTGAGCTGTTGTTTAATAGGGGATATGTAATAGCAGAGGGTTGAAAAGGATTGTCGTCAAAGTATGCCTCAAAGTAGTAAATTGGTCTGTAATCAAATGAGTCACCTACCCAGTAAACACGATTAGCTATAGTTCCAACAAGTCTTGTCATTCTTTCTGAATGTTTCATACGAACATCTTTTGTTGGTGTAAGCTGTAGGTATCTTTCGGTAGCATCTCCTACGTTTCTGTTTGCTCCTAGACTGTATATTCTGCTAATCTTGTTGATAAACTTTCTTGTAAAGTTAGTAACACTAGGTGGTATTTCTTGAAAGGCATCTCCACTAAAGTAACTGCCTATGTATTGTTCTGTATCAACGCCAGAGTAGTAATCAAGATACTTTCTTATTTCTTTTCTTCTAACGTGAGACATTAACAACTTTGTTTCAAGCAATTTATCTTTTAACATCTTTTCAATCATCTTTGAATCCTTTTCATTTCTTGGTTTCTCATTGGAAATCTATTAATTATAAAATATCTAAAGGCATCATTTCCGTGGTCGTGTACACCATCCTTATATGGTTCTTCTTTGACTGGTTTGCCTTCTTCTGTTTCTGGATACCTGTATTCCTCAAAGTCTTCTATCATATCCGTACATTTTCTATCAACGTGTACTCTACGAATACCATCAGCACTTTCAAAGAACCCTCTGGTGTAAGCTACGCTGTTTACGATGTTTCTACTTACCCTGTCTCTGGTTGATAGAATGTTTATTCCACTTCTTCTGAATATCTCCATATCTCCTCTACCTGACTGCCCTTGCACATTAGAACCAGCAGGGTCGCCATAAAAAGACATTATAGGGTATCCTTTTATTTTAATCATTTTGATTAAATCTTCTGTTTTTATATCTTTTTTATGTAGGATAGTATCAAATATCCTGATATGCTCTACGCTACCATCCCAGTATGTTTGCAGGAACAATACTGCTGGCATCCTGAATCCAAAGTCAATAGAGCAATATGTGGGTAGGTCTGGGTCGTATGAAAACTCTCCAACATCCAAGTCTCTATCAAAGTTCCAAACCTTACCCTCAAAGACAGAGAACTCCGCACCAAACTCCTGCCCAAATAATTCTTTTGACATATTTCTTTTACGTTCTATTATGGCAGGGTCATTGACTCCTAGTGGAAACTCATACTGGTTTACCCAGCTAGGAGATGTGTGACTCTCCCATAGTGGGTCATCTGCACCTAACTTAAACAAATCATATATCCAGTTTCTTCCTTCTGGGGTTGTAATAAAAATAACTTTACCCTTTCTACCTGCTACAGTTGGGGATAAATACATATCCCAAATCTTCTTATTCATCTTGGCAACCTCATCTATTACAAGTAAGTCAAGACCCTCACCCACAAGACTTGAAGGATTATCTGCTGACATCCCCTCTACAGTAGTACCCCATTTAAATCGGATGTACATATCTTTTTCTGATGCTTTATCTACATCATCAGGATGACCGATAACCATTCGTTGCCATATTTCACGAAATATCAATCTAGCCTTCTTGTATGACATACCAACAACCCAAATACGTTTATTAGGCTGGGATGCCACATAAGTAGCCTCCATAGCACTTGCCCAAGTTTTCCCAAATCTTCTTCCACATACTACTACTTGGAATCTAACATCTTGTTTTTTAGGAAAATGCAAAGGCAACTGACCATTATGCGGTTTGTAACCTAAATATTCAAACCACTTTTTCTTAAATTCGTAATTTTTTTCTTGCATTAGATTACTTTCCTAACTTACATTATAGCATAACTTTAATGCAAGGACAAAATCCTGCATATTTCATAACTCACTCAAGAGGTTAAAATGTCCGAAGAAACGACCATCGAGCCAGATGTAAAACAGGAAGCCGTCACTAAAGACGAAAACAATGTACCAATTTCAAGACTAAATGAGGTTATTTCAGAAAGAAATGAACTTCGTGAAATGATTGAATCTTTTAAAAGTAAAGAGGAAGAGGGTAAGAGAGCAAAACTTCAAGAAGAAGAGAAATGGCAAGAACTCAATGCAGAGCTTGTTAAGCAACTTGAATCTTATAAACCTTACAAGGATAGATGGGACTCAATGGATGCTCGACTTCGTGAAGGTGCTTTGGCTCAACTTCCTGAATCGAAACGAGAAAAATTTGCCAATGTTGATACTGAGGTTCTCTTAAATATCGTTGAAGAGTTTACAGAGAAAGAAAAAGTAAACCCACCTGACACTAAAGGAACAATACCTACTGAAAAAATGGGTGATTGGACTAAGATGTCTAGTGAAGAACGTAGAAGGAACTGGGGTACGATATTGGAGTCATACGTTAAAAGGTAAAATAAATGTCTAAACATTATCAAGGTAACGCTGTTACCAACACAACTGACCAGCACTTTATTCCTGAAATCTGGGCAGATGGAATTTATAAGTATTTTGAAAGAAAATCTGTATTTCGTGGATTAGTAGATGATTATTCTGCTCTTTTTGCTGGAAAAGGCTATGGAGATGTTCTTCATATTCCAGAAATGAGCTTGAT